GGCCTGCCGGACCCGCAGGTCCGGTAGCGCCCGCCGGTCCGGGCGGACCCGGGACGGTCGAGGCGGCTCCGGGGGCTCCGGCCGGGCCAGTAGGTCCGGGCGGACCCGGGACGGTCGAGGCGGCTCCGGGGGCTCCGGCCGGGCCCTGAGGCCCCGGGGGACCCTTGATGTTGGTTTCCTTGCCCCACATGGCGGGTCACTTCCCTCTGAAAGACATCCAAGTCGAGCTGGAGGCATCCCACTCCCAGACATCGCCCGTGCTTTCGTCCAGATACATGTCGCCCTGCACCCGGTTGTCCGGCAGGGCAGCCGTGGGAGCCCCTGCGCCGGTGTACCAGCGCGATCCGCGCTCGCCGGGCTGTCCGGCAGGTCCCTGCGCTCCCGTCGAACCCACGGGCCCCGCAGGGCCGCTGGGACCCTGTGCATACGTCGCCGGGCTGATGGGGCTGCTGCTGGTGTAGGCGTAGCCGTTGAGGTCGACGCGCCCGGCGGCGAGCATCCGCACCGGCTGCCCGAGGGTGTTGCGCTGGTAGACCTCGATATGGAACCGGTCCACCATGACGGAGCCCGGGATGGTCGCCAGCCCGGCGGCGCCCGTCGGGTCGTCGATGACGATGTCGTAGGCGTTGATGCAGTAGTTCGTGTAGGGCTTCAGCACCAGCTGCGGGGCCATGTCCGCGATGTTCGGGTAGGCGAGGTTCGCGGGCGTCTTGAACAGGAACCGGGTGTCCCCCGGCATGCCTGCCGCCTGCGTCCACCCCACCGTGGAGTGCCCTACCGGATCGATGTAGACCGTGGCTTGGTTCATTTGGCCCTCGCGACGGGTGGCGGCGGGTCGGTGATGTCGCCCGTGGTGAGGTCGATCACCTTGCCCGCGAACAGCGAAATCAGTTGGTCGTGGGTGTAGCCGCTGTAGTCGGTCCCCGGCAGTTCGACGACCTGCATGCCGCCGGGGAACAGCCGGTCAGTCTCGACCTGCGGCGCGTGGATGATATTGAGGCCGCTGTCGGTGTCCAGTTGCACCGTGAACTTGACGCTGGGGCCCTCGAAGTTGGTGCCCGGATGGACGTAGTCGTACCAGTCGACGGCATCGCTGTCGCGCTGGGCGAATATCGCGCCCGCTGGCGCCATCGTCGGCAGCGTCGCTGGCGTGTAGACCGTCCACGTCCCGTGGTCCTTGATCATGATGCATACCCGACGGTGTACCAGTTGTTGGTGTAGAATTGCAGATAGCGGTAACGCACGTTGAGATACGCCGGTTGGGTCTCCGTGCCGCCGACGATGTAGGCGCCGGTCATGACGCCGCCGTTGTAGAGGCTGTCTCCCGCGCCGCCGGGGCCCGTCGGCACCCCGCTGTCCCCGGCGTATACCCAGCGCAGGCTGGATATGCCGTTGCTGGCGGGGATCGAGAAGATGATGCGGCCCATGTCGGTGCCGTCCACCTGCACGCGGACGCCGCCGCCGTCCCAGCCGATGTAGATTTTATTGGTGGCCTGCGCGTAGCCGCCGCTCTGCTGGACCGGCGTGAAGCCCAGTGTCGGCTGGTAATTGGCCGCCACCCAGTTAGCGTTGGCGGCGTCGGTGCCGACCGTGGGTGTGGCGACGCCCAGCGGCGCACTCGGTAGCTGGTACCGGGTGCCGTCAAAGTAGAGGTAGTGCGTGCCGTTGCTGCCGAGGAAGATGGCGCCCGTGGTGGCGTTGCGCGCGCTATAGAGGTCGCCGTTGACCTGCACCCGGCCGTCGGTCCGGTTGATCACGAGGGGCGTGCCGAGCGCCGTCACGCCGTCGTCGGCATAGCGCGTGAGGTCGAAGTCGGATCCGGTGTTGTTGGTTCCGGTCTCGGTGGTGCCGTTGCCGAGGCGCATGATCCAGCGGGTCTTGTCCATGTGCTGGCCGACGAGGCTGGCGCCGAGGCTGTCGGTGTCGTCGAGGATGAACTGGGGCCCGTCCTTCTTGATCGTCAGGTTGCCGGTCAGGACGTTGTCGCCCAGCTTGGGCAGCTTGGTGTCCGCGTAGGACATCGTCGCCGCGTCCTGCGGGTTGACCGGGTTGGCGAGGCCCGTGATCCGCTTGTTGTTCCACGGGATGTTCTGCGTGACGATGGTCTGGCCGTCCTTGGTGATGCAGTTCGTGAGACCGGCGGCAAAGCCGTCGTCCTCGTTGTCGTGATAGTCGGCCCTGATCTTGATGCCAGCCGTCGCGTCCGCCACCCAGTTGCGGACCCGCTGGAAAACGCCTGATCCGTTAAAAGGCATCGGTGTTCCTCTTCCTGTCGTCGAACATGATCCGCCCGCCGGGGCTGACCAGTTGGTCCTGCTCGTTCCAAGCCGGGGAATTCGGCAGGGCCCACTGGCTTTCTCTAGAAAACGTCTCGTGCTGCGGCGTCTTCCAGAAATCCGGATAGTGCATGCGGCCGTCGTTGGGGTCGACGCCGCTGGTCGCGCGCGGATCGCCGTTCATCAGGGCCCGGTAGAAACCACGCATGTCGTAGTCGTTGCCCGCCGTCGGCACGTTGTTCTTCGCTACCCACGCCTGAAACAACTGCTCTTCCATGGGCGTCAAACCGGTCTGGTACGTCGCGGGCGTCTGCCGGACGTAGGGCGCGTTGGCGGACGGCAAGTCGAACTGCCCCATGGGGCCTCACATCTGGTCTTTGTCGGCGTCCTTGACGAAGCCCTTGGGGCCTCCGCCCATCTTGATCGGGGGCTTCTTGCCGGACTTCGGCAGTCCGTACTGCTTGGGCTGCTGCAGGCCCTTCTGCATCGCCTTGGTCGTCGTGTAGCCGTCCCCCGTGGCCTGCGAAATGGCGCTGGGGCGCTGGGCCTTGGCGTATTCGTTGGCGATGCCGGGCGGCACGTCTGCGGTGGTCTTCATCGTTGTGGCTCCTGCTGGTTGCCGATGACCTGTGAACCGACGCGCGGGGCCATCCGTTCGAGGTCCTGCGCGAAGAGTATCTTGGCGAGGTCGCCCCGCGTGATGGCGGCCCCGGGGACCGGAGTTGGCGATCCGGTGATGCTTCTCAGCAGCGCGTTGACGTTCTGCTGCCCGCGCGCCGCTGCGGCGTTCTCCAAGGCCCCGCCGATCCCTTTCGCCGCCATCGTCACCGGCACGCCGATCAGGCCCCCGGCCACCGAGTGGCCCAGATCGAAACCCTTCCACAACCCGAGCGACGAAGCCAGACCGGCCGCGCCGATGCCCGCGAGGTTGGAATTCCGGCTCAACGCGCTTCCGGCGTTGCCCAGCCGGTTCTGGCCCGGATCGCCGTTGACGATCCGGCTCAGGAGTTCGCGCTGGTCGGGCGTGTACGGGTCGTAGGCTCCGGGCCTGCTGATCCGCTTCTCCACGGCACCGAACTCGGCCTTCATGGCCTTGTTGGGGTCGATGCCGCTGTTGATGGCTTCCTTGCGCGCGACGTTGTCGACGTGCCAAGAGGCGTCGTCGGCAAGGGCGGCGCCCCGCCACAGGTTCCGGGCCTGCCCGTAGGCGTCCTTGACGTTGATGTTGTTGGGGTTCAGGGCCGGGGCCGTGTTGTTCACGAGGCGGTCGATCTCGTTGATCATCGCGCCTGCGGCCCGGCGGGTGCTGGCGTCGGGGCCCCGGGCCTGATCCGCAATCGCCGAGCGGATGTCGTGGAGCTGGTTGAAGGTCGCGCCCTGCCGGGTCAGCCTGAGCAGGTCGTTGAAGTGGTCCTCCAGCGTCGGGTTGGCCGTCGGGGTGTACTGCGAGGTATTCCGCAGGTCGTGCAGCGCCGTGTATAGCCCCGCCGTCTGCTGCGGATCGTAGGCGATGCCGTTGTTGTCGAGTTGCCTGAAATAGGTCTTGGCCTCGTCCTTCAGGGCTTGGGGGCTGTCGCCCCGCGCCGCGACGGCCTCGGCTGCGGCACCCCGGCGCGCGGCGGGCATGAAGGTCTTCGTGGTCTTGTCGAGCACCCCCGCCGTCCCGGCGCTCAGTGCCGCATTGGTGGCGGCGCCCGTCACGGCCCCCCTGACGCTGCCCGCATTCTGCGAGGCGCCCTCGATGGCCCCGGGAATGGCAGCCTGACCCATGACCTTGAGCGTGCTGGCGGGCGCCGTCGCGGCACGGACGCCGGGCATCGCCATCGTGGCGGGCAACTGCGCCAGCCCGCCGACGACGGGCGCGATGGAGCCCGTCATCTTCTCGGCGGTGGCGGCGCGGTCGTTCATGAAGTCGACGCCCGCCTTGTAGCGTTCGCCGAAGCTGGAGCCCGGATAGGAATTCAGCAGCCCGCCGGTCGCCGCGCCGATGGCGGCCGAGATCGGCCTCGCGGTGCTGAGGGTGGCGGCGTCGGCGATGTAGTCCAGAGGGCCCGGCGTGTAGGGCGAGCCGGATTTCATCTTGGTCGCGATGTCGCGGATGCGCGCCACGCTCTTCTGGGCCTCGGTGGGCTCCGACGGGGGGTCGAACTCCAGTGTCCGCCGGTTGCTGAAGTCGAAATTACCCTGACTGATCGGCACGCTGGGCGGCGCGTTCGCGCGGACTATTTCCTGCCCACGGCGGATCTCCTCGGGCGTGAGGTTGCTCTCGCTGATCGGCACGCGCGGAGGCCCTGCAGGCTGCCTGCCGGGTTCGGTCGCGGTGTCGAATTCGAGGCTGGTCGCCATCAGCGTGCTGTCCCTGTCCGTCCGTCCGGCAGCCTGAACTTGGTATTCGGCGGAAGCTTCAGGGCGTCAGCTTCGGAACTGACGCTCGTGATGTCCCCGGCCGGGGGCGGAGCCGGGACGGCAGTGGTCCCGCCGCCACCGGCACCTGCTGGAGCCGGGGCCGGAGCCGGGGTTCCGCCGCCGCCACCACCGGCCGGTGCCGGGGCTGCGGTGCCGGAGGCCTTCTTGGCGTCCGCCAACTGCGCGTCTATGGCCCCGGGGTCGCCGCGAAGCTGCCTGAGGGCGTTGGCGTGCGTGCCCTTGTCGATCTGCGCGGCGGTTATCAGCCGATCCAAGCCCGCCCTGCGCTGTTCGGGCGAGGCGTTCGGGTTGTTCATGACATCGATGAACTTCTGCATCTCGAAGTCGGTGGATTGCCCCTTCAGCGTCGTGGACATCTCCTTGATGGCTTTTTCGTTCACTATCGAGTTGAAGTCGTTCGTGCGCTGGGCCTTCGCCTTGGCCGCGTCGCTGACCATGCCGCCGACGAGCGGGATATCCGCCGCGCCGAGCGCGGCCCCCGTCTTGACGCCCGCCCAAGGCCCGACGTTTATGCCGTCGGGGTGGTTGAGCAGGTCCCTTGCCGTCAACAGCTTGTCGAGCGACTGGGCATGATCCCGGTAGGTGGTCGCGGCGTCGGTCTGGGCCTTGACCTGTGCCGGGGGTATCGCGGTCATCTGCTGCTGCGCGGCAGCCCCGACTTCCGGCGAGATGATGCCGCTCTTCACGTCGGCACCCACCTGCCCGACGGTGCTCTGCGGCTGGGACGCCTTGAAGGCCTGATCCGCCGCCTGCTTCTTCAGTTCGAACACCTGCTGCTTCTCCTGCAGCGCGGCCTGCGCGTCGATCTTCTGCTGCGCGGTGCCGTCCTGATTGGCGCGGTCCAGCGCCGCCTGCGCGCCCTTGAAATCGCGCTCCGCCTGCGCGGCCTCGGCATTGGCCTTCTGCGACTGGGTGGCGAGGTCCATCTGGGTCTGGCGGGTGGCGGCGCCTTCTTCCTTGGTGACGCCCATCTGCTCGCGGGCGAGTTCGGCCTGCTGCTTCTGGCCCGACGCCGTCAGGGCCCGGTCGGCCTCCTTCTGGCCACCCTCGAAGGTCTGCTTGCTGGTCTGCGCGGTATCTTCGTGCGCGTACTGCGCCGACTTCTGCCGGGCCTCGTAGGCCTGCTTGAGAAGCTCGTCGCGGAGGCCCGGATCGGCCATGCCGATCTGGCCAAGCTCCGTCCCGGACCAGTCGGCCCCTGCGGCGTGCTTCGCCATGATCGTCGCCAGTTGCTGCTTCTGGTCCGCGATGGCCTGCAGGTTGCGGCCTTCCCGCATCTGGTCGCCGACGATGCCGAGGACGTGGCCGATGCCTCCCGGTATCGTCGCCATCGTCGCGGCATCGCTCTGCTGGGCCGCCTGCTGGGCCAGCAGGTCCTTCTGGCGCTGCTCCAGCGCCTTGATGGACATGGCTTTCAGCGCGTCGCTGTAGCCCGGCGTACTGGACGGGAAAAAGATCGCCATTTCACCCCAACCTTCCACTGTTGAGACGCTGTAGCGCCGCCGCCAGTTGCTGCCGCTGGGCGTCGGCTATCTTGGGGTCCACCATCGGGACGGGCCCCGGCGGGACGGGCAGGCTAACCATCGGCACGTTCGCGGGACCCGACGGCTTCGACGCGTTCTGCATCACCGGGCCCTTGGCGAAAATATCCCCCAGATCGCCGAGGCCCGCACCCAGTTTGTCGCCGAAACTCTGCCCGCCGGACGACGCGACATCGGGTGTCGCGGCAGGGGTGCTGGCGTCGGGCGTCGAGCCACCGCCACTGTCCGTGCCGGTCCCGGTCCCGGTTCCCGGTGTGGCGTCGGTGCCGCCGAGGTTGGCGCTGTAGGCATCGGCGAAGTTGAGGCCCTTCCAGTTGGAATTGGGTTCGGCGCCTCCGGGAAGGCTCGTCCACGTCCCGCTCAAGGCCTTGCTGACGTTGTTGAGGGTGTTCGGGTCGCCGGAGATCAGGTCCTGATCGAGTTGGCGGCCGGTCTTCTGGTTGTAGACATCCTTGGCGTAGTTCCATGCCGCCGTGTCCTGCGTCTCGGGCTTGAAGTCGGTATAGCCGTATTTCTTGGCCTGTTCGGCCCACGTCGACGGCAGGAACTGGTACTGGCCCGACGCCGCGTGTCCAGTCGGGGCCTTTGAGAAGTCCGTGATCTGGCCGCCGCCGTTGATCAGGCCGTAGGCGCCCTTCGGGGCTTCGCCTCGGGCGATGGTGGACAGGAAGGCCTTCTTGACGCTGTCGATGTCGAGCCCTGCCGGGGCTCCGGCGGCGTTTACCGGGCCCTTGGGGCCCGTGTCGGGGATCGGCACGCCCTCGGGGCTCATCTTCGGCGTGGTGTCGGCGACAGTCTGGGCGACCTGCCCCTTGAATGCGGGGTTCATCTGGATGTGCGGCGCGTCCCCCCGCACCGGGAAGTGCAGGCCGAACTGGTCCTTGTTCCCGGCATACAGCCAGTCCCTGAAGGGGCTGCTGGGGATGTCGCCGGCCTTGCCTAGCTGGTGCTGCGAGTGCCCGGGAGGCGCCGCCGCGTACTTGGTCCCGTGCGCGCTGTCGTCCCAGTAAACCTGTTGCACATCCGAGCCTCTGGCCAGTTCGCCGTACTGGGGGTCCTTGCCGGTAGCCCGCTGATAGGCCTGCCCCGCCGCCGCGAGCCGGGAGGCGAATTCGGGATCCACCGGCGTGTACGGCCCGGGGGTGCCGGGATGCACCGGCACGATCTGGCCGTCCCGCAGCACGCTGGCGTGGCCGCCATACTTGGCGATGTAGTCCAAGGCCGGGTTGCCGCCGGCGGGCAGTTGCGCGGCCGCCGCCACCGTCGGGCCCCGGGACGCCGTCGCCGGGGGCGCGATCACGTTCCCGACGGGCGGCGAGGTGGACGCCGGAGGTCCCGGGGCAGGCGGCGGAACGGGGGTTGGAGCAGGCGCAGGCGCCGGGGCTGGCGCGGGCGCGGGTGCAGGCGCCGGGGCTGGCACGGGCGCAGGAGCGGGTGCAGGCGCCTCGGGCGGCGGCGGAGGGTCCTTGACGGCCTGCTCGACCTGCGCCGGGGTCAGCCCCATTTTCGCGATGTAGGGCTGGAGGCCGCTCATGATCATGCTGCGCGTGATGAAGTTGCTGTTCTTCAGCGTGTCGCGCAGCGACGACTTGGCCATGTCCGCCGGGACGAGGTGGGCCTGATTGGGCGCGAACTGCCGCACCAGTTCGCCGACCGGCGTGTCCAGCATGCCGTGCAGTTGCCGGATGCCCGGCGACACGCGCGGCGAACCGGGCGCCATCGAGGTATCCTGACGAGGCAAGGCGTACTGGTTGGCCACGGATCAAATCCTTAAGGTGACATTGTCGTGGGGTCGTTGACCTTGAAGTTCTGGAATGACGGCGCGATGTTCCTCGCCTGCTGGACGGGCCCCGCCAGATAGTTGTTGTTGGCCATCGGGCCGCCGCTGGCCATCAGCGCCGTGAGCGCGTCGCGAAGCTGGCTGTTCTGGTCCTGTGCGCCTCCCGTTCCGCCGCCTCCGCCCGAAGTGTCGCCCGGAAGCACGTTTCCGCCGCTTGCTCCCGGATCCACGTTGTTGCGGACGACGCCGCCGCTGCCGCCGCTGCCGCCGCTGCCGCCGCTGCCCCCCGGCAGCACGCTGCCGCCCGAGACCGGGACGCCGCTGGGCGACTTGTACTGGAACATGTCGGGCGTCAGCCCGCGCGCCAGCGTGGCACTCCCGTCGGGATTGGGGTTCGGCAGGAAACTCTGGAATTTCCCGTAGTCGTAGGGATCGCCGATATTGCTGTCCTTACCGGCAATCGGAAGCCCACCCATCGGGGCCGCGTTCTGCGTCAACAAGGCGGGATTTCCGCCGCCGCCACCACCTGAACCCATGTCGCTCTCCTGTCAGGGCATCGGCATCATCTTGGCAAGGCCGCCGACCATGCTGAAGATGCCCGCGTTGGTTTGCGCCGCCGCCGCGCTCTCGGCCTTGTAGTTGTCGCTGATGTACTGGCCGATATTCGAGGCAGCGACCGGCGAGCCTTGGAACGGCTGGAACTGCGGCACCGTCGCCTGCGAACCGGACATCAGCGCCGACACTTCGTTGATCGGCTGGTTGCGCGCGGTGTAGCTCTCCTGCGCCTGCGCCTGACGCAGGTTGTTGTAGTAGTTGCTGAGGGCCTGCGACATGTTGAACTGCTGCGTCGAGGCGTCGTTGTAGGCGGCCTGATTGGCGCGCGCCTCGTTGCCGGACGCCAGATACGCCTGATTGGCCTGATTGGCGAGGGCGTCGGCTTGGGCCTTCTCGTAGGTGCCGTAACCGGCGCCGCCCGGCGACAGGCCGCGCGCCGCGAGTTGCTGTTCCTGTGCCTTCTGCTGCGGAGCTACATTGTAGTTGTAGCTGTCCATCATCGCTTTTTCGACGGCCGCGCGGTCCGTCGGGGCCTGATCCTGACGGATGTTCGACGCCTGCAGGCTGGTCTGCCACGGCGTCCAGTTGCTGGTGTCCATCGGCTTCGAGAGCTGGTCGTAGAGGTTCGCGCTCTCGGCGACGCCGGTCTGGCCCAGATTGTACTTGGTCTGGGTTTCGAGCCCCAGAAGCTTCTGCTGGTCGGGCGACAGCGTCGTCGTCTGCTGGTAGCGCGGCGCGTAGCCGGTGATCTGCCCGTTGGTGTAGATCGGCACCTGCTCGATGGCCTGATAGCTCACCGAGCCATAGGGATTGATCTGGTCGGCGTTGTTGCTGACCGAGTTGTACTGGCTGGCGGACTGGTTCTGCGCGTTCTGCGCGGCTGCCGTTGCGTAGGGGTCCGGAGGCGAGGGTTGGCTGACCATCAGTGAACCCTTTCGTAGGTGTAGTCCGGCAGCGTCGGGTTCGCGATGACCGTCGAGCCCGTGTAGCCCGGAAGATATTTGCAGTCACCCCGGAGCATGCCGTAGCACATCACGTCGCGGCGGCCTTCGAGCCCCATGCGGCGAAAGCCCTCGTAGACGAAGCCCATGCGCTGCACTTGGCGCAGGGCCTTGCGGTTGTGCGGCTCGATCTCGGCGGTGAGGCGCACGGCTTGGGTGAAGGCGGCCGTGAAGATCGCGCGCAGGACCCGGCGGGTCATGCAGCGCCGGTCCAGCACCACCACGTTGACGTAGCCCTCCCACGCGTACTTGAACTCGATGCAGAAGATGCCCGCGACGGCACCCCGCCCGTCGCGCGCCCACGCCGAGAACCAGCGCGGGGCCTTCATGACGTAGGGCGTGAAGTCGATGTGCGTCGCGTCCGTCATCAGGGCCTTGGCGTCGTCGGGGAGGTCGCCGAAGAAGACCTTCATAGCGGTCCCCCCAGTTCGTAGAGCACGTCGACGCCGGTCAGCGAGAACGAACAGTCCGCTATGCTGACGCGGATGCGCGCGGCCCCGACGCGGCCGAGGCCCGTGACGCTCTGCCAGTCCTGCTTCGGCTGCGAGCCCAAGGCCCAGTCCGCCGTGTTCCAGTTCTCCGTATTCCAGTCGGCGCCGCCGCCGGGCCCCACGGTCAGGTCCGGCTGGTTGACCGGGGACGTGTTGTCGTAGTCCGTCTCCATGTCCATGAAGGGTCGCGGCAGGCCATCGGTGATGGTGTAGAGCCGCATCATCTTGAACTGCTTCTTGGACACGCTCTTGAAGCCCGACCACGCGAAACGCACATCGGCGGTGATCGCCGCGCCGTTGTCGTTGAGGTACTGGTCGCCGCCGAGGTAGATGCCGCCCTTGTCGTCGGCGAAATACATGTTGTCGGCGGCCCAGCACCAGCACCGCGACGGCACGTCGAGCCACTTCGACCACACCTGCCCCGGCATTCTGCGCACCATCTGCTCGTACTGGCCGTTGCCGAGGGGAATGTTGCAGATCGCGTGGTTGGTGTGGTGGTTGAGCATCACCTGCCAGCCGAATTCTCCCTTGTTGACCCGCGACAGGTCGCCGAATTCCTTCATCACGCCGATATCGGACTTGCCGAGTTGCTCCTGTTCGGCGCGCACCATCGTCGTCATCGGCACGAAGCCGGTGGAGATCATCACGTAGAGGTCGCCGCCGAAGTTGATCACGCTGTTCTTCGACATCGGGCTGTCGAAGCGGAAGGTGCCGATCTTCTGGAAGTCGGTCGCGGGGTCGGTGCCGGAATAGATCGCCACTTCGCCGTTGGTGGTGAAGAAGCAGATCGCGTCGTCGAGCCCCATTCCGCCGTCGACGGTCCACGTCGCAATCGCCGCGATGCGGCCGCCGCGCCGGAACATCGCGTTGAGCGGAAACAGCGTCAGTTCGCCGCTCTTCTGCTGCAGCGGCAGGTAATAGACGCACAAATTGTCGCTGTCGGCGAACCACAGCAGGTTCATGTGCGAGAGCACCTTGTCGAACCTGTGCGGATCGACCCACGGCTCGCCCGTCGGGGCCGTGACGGCCTCCTTCACGAACGTGAAGCCGTCCCACGAGACGACGCCGTCGGAGCCGTTGACCATGATGACGTAGTCGGTGGTGGACAGGTTGCTGAACGAGGACCACGCCCAGTCGTCGCTGCCGTAGCCGCTGGACAGCACCGTGCCGTCGGTGCTGTAGAAATTGCCGCCGGACGCCGCGAGCAGCTTGGAGAGGTCCCCCGAATACGGGATCAGGGCCGAGACCGGGGTGTTCGCGGCGATCTGGCCGAGCTTGATGTAGCCGGGCCGCACGGTGATGCGGTCCTCCTCGACGATCCAGTTGGTCAGGATCGACGCCAGCAGCGGGTCGCCGCTGGTCAGTTCGGAGCGCCGGGACATGCCTTTCAGCGGCGCCGTGAAGTGCTGGAGCCTCGCGGCGGGCCTGCCCTTGTTCATGGCGCGCAGCGGCGTGCCCCGGGGGTTCTTCAGCGGCAGGAATGCGCCGGGCATCATCCTCATTGCACGCGCCCCGGATCCCAGTTGAGGTCGATCACGGGCGAGTTGCGGCCCGCCAGCTTGTTGAGGCGCGACAGGAAATCGCGCTGCTCCTCGCCGTATTCGAGGCCCTTCGCCTTGAGGAAGCGGTACTTGAGGCCGTTGACGACGACGCGCCCGTCGAACAGGACAACGTCGTCGTCGGAAGTCGGCCGGGCCTTCCGCACCACCATGCCCGCGTCGATGAGCCAGTTGCCGTCGGCCAGCATCTCGCGATACGGCGGGTCGATCAGCAACTCGTCGGCGACGTTCTGCAGCAGGGCGGCCATCTGCGACACGTCCTCGTCCATCGAGCCGACGACGTTGGTCACGGGCTTCTGCGTGATGCCTATCTCAAGCGAGGCATCGGACACGATGTCGACGACGGTTGCCAGTTTTGCCATTACGCGGCGGCCCTCAGCCTCAATGTGTCAATCAGGGTCTTCTGCGCGGCGATGGTCGCCACCGCCTCGCCGAACTGCTCCTTGAGCGCGTCGAGCTGCCCCTGCAGGCTGTTGACGATCTCCTCGTACTGGCCCGCCCGGCCGTGCAGTTCGATCATCTTCACGGCGCGGTCGGCGAGTTCGACGATGTCCGGCGGGATGGTCTTGAGTGCCTCGGTGCGGCGCTTCTTGCTGACGAGTTGCGCCAGTTGCTCGACGGTGTGGATGTCGCGCTGGGCGCACATCTGGAAAATATGCGGCGGGCAGGCGGGCCACAGCGCCAGCGGGTAGCCGACGATCTCCTTACGGGCCGCGCAGGTCTTCTGGTAAAGCTCGTAGGGCCCGGGATGGTCGACGAAATCGGCTTCTTCGGCCTCGCGCTCGATCCCGAGATACGGCGGCCGGTCCATGCGGACGCGCACCGTCTCGCGGTACAGCGGCAGGCCGTCGGGGCCGTTGCCGTCGTGCTGCCAGCCGGAGAAGAACTTCACGAGGGTCGGGGTATCTGACATTTTGGCTCCATCGGGGAGCGGGGAAAACGGCGGCCGTACTCCCCGAACACGGCCGCCGTTCATGGAGGGTCAGGTACCCGTTGCCGTGAGCCTGCCCTGCATAAAGCGGTTGGACATCGTCAGCGCGCCCATGAAGGCGAGGTGGCGGGTGACGGCGTCCATGTCTGGCGACATATCCGGCAAATCGAGGGCTTCGAAGTTCCGGCCCGAGTAGATTTCGAACTTGAGGTACTTCGTGTTGAGGAAGTACGCCCCGGTGATGCCGGTGGCGGCGCCGTCGAACACCAGCGGCGCGCTCTTGTACTTCAGCGTCTCGAAGCCGAGGGAGCCGAGGCGGGCGTCGGCGTAACGCTGGTTCTCCTGCAGGCCGCTTTCATACGTGGAGTAGATTTCGCCGTCGGCGACGATCAGGTCCGGCTTCTCGGCGCCACGGATCAGCTTCATCCAGAGCGCGTTCATGCCCGCCTTCAGGGCCGGGTACTGCAGGCCGGTGGCGCGCGTGACCACTTGGAACTGGTTGCGCCAGAACGTCCACGTCGCGCTGTCGATGCCGCCCACGAGGCCCGAGCCGTCGGGGGTGACGAAGGCCTTGAGGCCCGCGAAGCTCTTCGCCACCGTGCCGTCGCCGTAGATGGCCTTGGTGATGTTGTTCTTCATGGTGCTTTCGGCGTTGTCGAGCTTGCCCTCAAGCAGGTTGAGGATGCGCTCGCGGCTCCGGTTCATCGCCAGATCGGGGCCCGAGAGGGTCACGGAGGCCACGGCGTTCGCCGGGGCGTATTCGGCCTCCGAGATCGTCTCCTTGGTGGCGCGGGACAGCAATTCGGTCCCGACGTACCAAGCAAACGTCTCTTCGGCGTATGTCAGCGGGCAGGCGATGGCGCGGCCGCCTTCGACGACGCGGACGCGGTTGCCCTCGCGGAGGAGCGCGGTGACGGCATTCGAGTTCGAGACGTTGTCGGCGAACTGCTTGTGATAGTTCTGGATGGTGGTGGCGACGAGTTGCGTGACGGTCGGCGAGGCCATGGCGGGCTCCTATGAGGGGTCAATACCCGATCTCGTCGGCAGACTGCTCGATTGCATCCCGAATGCCGCCCTTCGAAGGCCCGTCCGCGCCGTGCTGCCTTGCGCTGGGGGACGTGAGCCCCCGCGTATTGCCGCGTTGCGCGATCCGTGCCTTGGCGATGTCCTGCTGCGATTGCTGGCGGAACTGCTGCGCCGACAGCAACTGCTTCCTGACTTCCGGGTGAGCCCAGCATGCGGTCTCGTAAGCCTCGGACAATTCCCGCTGGGGATTGGCCTTGTAGAGGTCGATGATGATCGGCAGCACGGCGTCGAAGTGCGGACGCAGTGGCCTGCCATCCGAACTTTTCTCATCCGCGAAACCGTCGATCCCCGACCTTGCACTCTTGAGACCCCATTCATGGCGAGCCGCCTGCTCGGCCTGCTCGCGTCGCTGTATCTCGCCCTTGAGGGCATTGAGATCGTTCGTTGTCTTACCGAGATGATCGGCGAAGAACTTGATTGCCGGGTCCTTCAGGTCTGCATCGGACAGGCCCAACGGATTTGGCGGCGGCTGGTTACTCAAGGCGGAAAAGATGCGCGCTGGGTCCAGCCCCATGCGTTGCGTCAGGTCCACCAGCAGCGTGAACTTGTCCTGCTGGTTCTCCGACGATCCCATCTTGTGCCATCTGGCCCATTCTTGGATCGCCTGAACCGGACTAGTACCCGTCTGCTGCAACGCCGCCGAAAGCTTCGGGTCGTTGAAGACCGGCGCAAGCGCCTGCGTGAACTGGACTGCTCCCGCACTCGCCTGTGACTTGCGCGTGAACTCGGCTTCCATGTCGCCATGGCGCTTCAGGAGGAAGGCTTGCCCCTCCGCAGGAAGCTTGGCGAATGTCGCCTTGTCTTCTGCGCTCCAGTGCTCCGGTGCCTGATTGCTTTTCGCCGCCTGCGCGGTAGCTGGATCAGCCGCTGGTGTCTGGGTCTCGGAAACTGGTTTCTTCGGGGCTGGATCGAGGGGTTCGATTGCTTCGCCCGGCTGGGGACCCGTCGATTTGGCTACCCAGCGACCGCTTTTATCGCGCGGACGGCCGTCCTGCGCAAGGGGCTCTTCGGCAGGGCCTTCGCTTTCGGGGCCCGGGCCCTCGGCCTCGGCGCCCTCTTCGAGGTCGTCATAGGCCTGTTCGGCGATATCACGAAGCGAGGGTGACGGCGCTTCGCTGGTTGGATTTTCTCCGGCCATCTTGTGCTTTCCTGAATTCTGCGGGGGTGTCCCGGGGATCGTAGCTGCCCGAGGCGTGCAGGTCCCGGTCGCGCTGCCGGTGCGACGAGATCGTCGCGTCGTTGATCGGGGAGGCGTAGGTCGTGAACGACTGCACCGCCGGGGCGGCGAGGTCGCTCGCGGCGGTATTTATTGGTATGGGCCGCGCACTTTTCTCGACGATGCGGCCCATATGGTAGACGTAGACCGGCATCAGCCGCCCCCACGGTCGAGGACGGCGGCCTGCGCCCACAGCGAGGCTTCCTCCAGCTTGGTGAAAGCCAGCGCCATGCGCCGGTCGCCGGGGCGCGAGCCCTCGGTGGTGCCGTCAAGCTCGTGGAGGACGAGCCTGAAGACGTGCTCGGCCTCCTTGAGCTTCTGCAGCCGCTGCATGGCAACGGCCTTCAGGATATGCCCGGTCCACGGGTCCACGGGGACGCCGAGGCCCGGCAGCGCCATCTGGTCGTTGGCCCGGAACCCGCTCATGTGTAGACGAAGTTGTCGGCTACGCCAGTGGCGGAGCTGGAGCCTTTCGGCGTCGTCACGATCACGTCGACGGTGCCGACGGCATGCGCCGGGGACATCGCCGTGATCGTGTTCGGGCCGACCACGACTACCGCCGTCGCCGCCACGCCGCCGAACGTGACGCCGGTCGCGCCCGTGAAGGCGTTGCCGGAGATCGTGACGGCGGTGCCGCCAGCCGCGAGGCCCGTGCCGGGGGTCACGCTCCCCACCGACGGCGGCGAGGCAGTGTCCGGATAAGGCGCGCCGGGCGCGATCCCGCCCGTGCGCCCGGCAAGGCCCGCATAGGGCCCGTAGTCCACGCCGATGTCGGCAAGAACCACCAGCGAAGGCACCATCGCCTGACCCTTGGCGGTCTGGTTGACCGGCGTGTAGGCGGGGTCGGTGTTCATGGAGCCCGACCTCGCCAAGGAGACGTTGGCGGCGGCGGCGTTGACATCGTTGCCGGTGGCGCCGCCCGACCAGTCGCCGGCCACTCCGGGCCCCGTGTAGCGCGGCTTGCCGGCGTTCGGGTTGGCCAGTGTCAGGTCCGCCACTGGCAGCGGGTACCGCTGCGTCACAGGGGTGCCCTCGGGTTCGGCTTGCGGCCCTTGGCGCCCGGCGCGGCCTTGGCCTCATCGCCGGCGACGGGCGGATTGCCGGTCGGGTAGGGGGTCTTGGGACCAATGCCCTGATCCTCGATGGTCTCGACCGGCCCCGGGCTCTCCTCGGAGGCTTCGGCAGGCCCGACGCCGGGGACGTTGCCGTCGGAGGCGGCGCCGCCCGCCATGGCGTCCTTCTCCTGCTCGGTCAGCAAATCTTCGGGCGGAAGGCCGAAGGTCTCGGCGGCAGGGCGCGGCACCGCCGGGCGACTGGGCGAGAGCGTGGTGTTGGCGGGGTGCTTGGGGTCGTGATCCCGGTTCTCCACATGTCCGGGGTGGGGCTTGTCGGCCGTGTGGGCCTTGGGATCCGGCTTGCTGTCGGTGGTCATGATGGATTTCTCCTTCGGTTTGGGCTTTGCCGCCACTTTCCTGACGACGGCGACTTTCGTTCTCGGCTTGGTCTTGGGCTTCAGTCTGGGGACCATGTTTGCGCTCTCGCGTGTACCCTAGTTGGGGGCGCCCATGCCGGGCGGCGACGCCTTGGGCGGTCCCGGAGGCCCGGCGCCGTTGCCGCCGCGCGAGGGCGCGGGCGGCGGCGCATGGCCGGGGCCTCCGGGAGGGCCACCGGGCGGCGGCGGGGGAGGCGGTGGCTGCATGAGGGCGCCGGTCGGGTCCATCTGCATGTAGGCGCCCAGCATCTCCTGATAGCCGTCGATGAGGTCGACGACGCCCCTCGAATGACGGACCGGATGCAGCAGCATCTTGATCATCTCAAGCGTGAGGTTGATGATCATCGGCGGCGGCAGGATGCGGGTCATGAGCAGGCCCTGCGCCGCCGTAAGCGTCGAGCCGATCACCTGCATGATCTGGGCATTGGCCTCCTTCTCGGTGGCCTCGTCACTCTCGACGGTGGAGTCGGTCTCGATGTCGATGGAGCAGACCCGCGTGAAATCGTTGCGCAGGATCTGCATCACGGCGGGCGTGACCTCTTCGCCGGTCATGCGGGTGAGGGTCTCGGCGTCGAAGTTGCGGGCGACGATGTCGGCCTTCATCCGCATCAGGTCGCGGACGAAATTCGAGACGTGTATCTTGACGCCGGTCATGCGGCCGGAGCCGATGGTCCCCTTCATGCGCTGCGCGGTGGCCGTTTCGTAAGGGTTGGTCGCGCCCCGCACGATATCGGCGATGCCGATTATCTCGTAGATGGCGTTCTTCTGCTGATCGCGAGATACGTACAGTTCCTTGAGGGCGTTGACCCATTCGAGGATGGGGACGAGCCAGATGTGGTTCTGCAGGCCTCCGGACATAAGATCGACGCCGTCCACCGGCAGGAGCTTGCCGTCGTCGGCGGTGAAGAGGTTCGCGATATCCTTGTTAGCTGCGTTATAGCCTCCTCTAACCTTGATCTTTGCCGTGAGGTCGGAGATGCGTCGGGAGGTGTCGTCGAGGTCGGCGGCGAGGTGCGCATAGATGTCAAAGAACGCCTTCGGGATCATGCTGTCGGTGGAGACGATGGAGCAGATCGGTTTCGGGATCGGGTAGAAACCTTCGAGGCCGAGAACGTCCGGATCTACGCGCAGCGCGCAGCCGCCGCCCTCGCGGATGATCCACAGCACCTCGCGCGTCGAGCGGCTCCAGATCTCCCAGACCATCGCCTTGCGGACGACGGCGTCCAGCTTCTGCGCGGTCTTCGACGGCGGGCCTCCGGCGACGGGCGACTTGGCGGCGCTCTCCTCGGTCCACTTGAGAAGCTCGTGGACCTTGTTGGCCTTGATGTACTCCTGCAGCTTCTGGCTGTCGCCGAACTCGTCGAGCAGGGCCTGCTCGGAAAAAAGATGCCGGAACGCGACCCACTCGACATCGCCGTGCTGCCGCACCGGGTCGATGAGGAGGTCCTCCCAGAAAACGTACTCGTCGTCGACGGTCTCCCAGACCTTGGTGTCCTTCATCTGGGGCTCGCCGGTCACGGGGTGCGCCAGCGGGCCGCCCATCACCGGATCCTCGACAGGGACCGGCTTGATGACGGGCTTCCAGCGGACGCGGCACACCCCCCTGCCGGGGAGCAGCATGTCGCGCACCGCCGCGATCACGGCGTCGTGCGAACTCTCGTCGCTGACGACGATTTCGAGCGCCTTCTCCATCACGGCGGCGGCAGTCTCGATGTCCTGCTGGGAGGGCATTCCGGCAGGCATCGGCGCGGGCTGGGGGACGGTCGAGGGACCAATCGGCTGCTGGGCCGGGCTCTGGAACGGGACCGGTCCGGGCGGGGCCCCGCCCGCCGGGGGTACAGCAGGCAGGGCCCCTGCTCCCGGCGGCAGCCCCGGAGGCAGTGGTGCCGGGACTACCGGGCTGCCGGGAGGCAGCAGCGGCGTCGGTGCCGCGAGTTCGGGCATCGGGGGCATCGGGCCCCCGGGCGGAACCGGCGGCGCCGAAGGGGTTCCGGGTCCCATCGGCGGCGGAGGTACACCCGGAGGGCCCGCGCCCGGAAGGAGAGGCGAAGGCGGGCCTCCCATCCCCGGAGGGGGCGGCGGCTGCATCATCACCATGGGCGGCGGCGGCGGAGGGGCCGGGACCGCCGACTTCTTGACGAAGCGGCTCTTGACGACGGGGTCGGGCGGCTGCGAGTAGGCCGCCGGGAGCATCACCTCGGTATTGGCGTACAGGATATTGAAATTGGACGACTGCTGCGGCCCGTAATAGGTCGAGGTGCGGCCGGCCCGGCTCGCCTTGGGGCGGGAGATCGGCAGGTCGCCGCGATACATCTGGACGATCTCGCGGCCCCGGACGCGCCAGTTCCTCTCGGCGCGCTCGCAGTCGGACAGGGCCCGCTCCCAGAAACTGGTGTCGACATCGCCGGGGACGGTGGTGGTCGCGGCCGCGTTGTCGGGAATATCGGGCCGCGACGCCTCCGGCGACGTGGGGTCGACGCCCGGGGGGCGCTCTTCGCCCTTGGTGTAGGAGGTCGAGGCCATCTATCTCTTGCCCTTGGGCTTCCCCGAACTCTTCGGAAGATTGAAGTTGCCCGGCGGCAGGGCGCCCGGGGGCGGCGGCGGCATGCCGCCGGGGGCGGGCGGCGGCAGCGGCACACCTTGCGGGGGAGGCGGCGGCGGTCCGCCGGGCGGCATCATCGGTGGCGCCTGCGGGGGCGGCGGCATCATCGGGGGCATCTGCGGCTGCTGCGCCAGTTGCGGCGGGATCTGGTTCGAGCCCATTCCGGCAGTCCCCGGCGGCGGGGGCGGGTTGCCCATGCCGGGCTGGGCCACGGGGGCCTGACCGGGCGGGACGTTGCCCTGCCGCAGCATCATCTGCGCGAAGGCGTTGCGAAGGGTGTTGCCGGCAGCAGGACTGGCGGCACCCGCGAACGGGTCATCGTATCCAGCAGGCATGGCCATTCCCCGTTGGTGTCGTCCCCGGCCGCCATCTGTACCCCCGTTATTCGAGCGCGTCGAGCTTGAAAGCGTTCCTGATCAGGAGCGGGTTCATGTCCTCGGTGGTCTCGGCGCGGGAGCCGAAGGGCCGCGACATGCAGGCGTAGCGGATGTCGTCGACGGCGTGGTCCTCGCCCTCGGTGTCCAGATCCTCCGGGCGGTTCTCGTCGTGCTGCTGCATCGGCAGCGTCCTGATGCTGTCCCGGCAGTGGTCGACGAAAAACATCATGGGGTCGCCGTCGGGGTCTCCCCGGAGGCGCCAGCGGACCTGATCCCAACCACCCATCCGCTTCGCCGTAGAGACACGTGAGTTATCGGCACGCCGGAAGAACACGCCCTGACGTGCAAACGTCTCACCAATGCTCGGACCTGACACGACTTGGAAAGCAGAAGGGTCCATGACGCCGTAGGCGATGGGCTCGCGGAAGCCCTTGCCGTCGGTCTCGCGCCGAACGACCTCCTTGGCGACGGCATCGGCGGGGAGCCTGAGCCCCTTGTTGGGTCCCGAGGCCCCGTACCATTCGCGGTACCGGATGATCGCATTCTTCGGCAGCCTCCTCTTGTCGTGGATGAAATCATCCTGCACGACGACCCACCACCCCAGCGAAAACGGGGAGGCGCTGCCCCAGTCCATGGACCGGAAGCGGGTCCAGTGCAGCGGAATTCGTGGCGGCGTGATCACGTGAAGCGAGGGGTCGAACTCGGGAAAGAACGCGCCCTCGATGATGTTCCAGTCACCCTCCAGCCACGCCTTGACGAGCGCGGGGGAGCCCGAGGCCTTGAGCCGGTTGATGTAGTTGGGGTCGTTGCCCAGCAGCGCCGGGTTGTCGTTGATCTTGGCCGGAATGAAAATCCGCACGAGGCCGGTCTCCAGATCCTTGACCGGCTTGTAGGGCCCGTTGTCGATCACCCAGTTCTTGACCCAGTGATGTCCCGGGCCGCCGGGATTGCACGTCGCACGAAACTGGCAGCGCGCACCACTCGTCGTCCTCAGCGTAGCAAACAGGCGGAAGATGCCGGTAGAGGAAGCGTACTGCGTCAATTCTTCGACGTAGACACGCGTCAAACTCCAGCCCTGATAGTTCATCGCATCGGCATCGTTCTCCAGATACGCCATGTGAAAGACCGCACCGTTGCGGAAGCGGAACTGTTTCTCCTTGTCCTTCCATTCGGCTGCATCTCCATACATCTGCCGCGCGACATCGATGGTGTCCTTGAGGTCTTCCCTGCTCCTCCGGAGCATCAGGCCCTTGGCGTGCGGCCCCCAGTCCTCTGCATGACACCAGAATTCGCCCAGCGCCGCGAAGGACTTGCCGCCACCCCGCGCCCCGCCATAGACGACGATGTCGGCGGGGCACGTCAGGAAATGATGCTGGGGCCCGGGCTGGGGCTTGAACCCGGTGACGATCTTCATCCGAACAAATCCTTCATCTCCGCCTTCAGCTTTCGGGCCTTGCGCTTCTCGGCACCGCTCTTTTCCCGTTTTTTAACCGGTACCCTTTTCGTTTCGGCGGGGGACCCTTTTTTGGACAGGCCGGGGTGTCCGGGCCCTAATAGACCTGCGCGCCCGCGTCGGTGGAGTGTCTCAGTTACCGGGCCGACTGGGGCCCCGTTTTCGGATCGCCCGCCGGTGGCCAAGCCTTTGAAATCGTTGGGGAATTTCCCTTCCAAGGGCTCGAGCCCCGAAGGCCCGAAGGCCTCGGGCCCTGAGGGCTCGGCGCCTAACCAATTGATATCATTAGGAAATTTAGCTTCAAGCCCCAATGGGGCGGCGGGCGCGCCGGGCGAGGGCGCCAACCCCGCCGGATCGCCCGGGCCCGAAGCCTCAGGGCCCGAAGCCTCAGGGCCCGAAGCCTCAGGGCCCGAAACGACTACCGCGTCGACAACCGGGCCTTGGGGGCTCGGCAGGAGCGGAAGCGTATCAACCCATGAGGCCAAGGCTTGCTCGCTCGGCGCGTCCGGATCGCGTGACGGCCGCCTGATCACCTCCAGCGTCGCCTTGTCCGTCACGTGGCCGTAAAGCCTCGCAAGGCTAAAGGCCGCGTTGTGCGCCGCGTTGTACTCGCCTTCGCTATGGGCGCCAGCAAACACGCGCTGGAGCATGTCCGTGACCTCCGCCAATGTCACAACGCCTTGCGTCCGCCTTGCCTCAAGTATCGCGGTCGCCCTCACCTGTATTCGAGGCAACTGAAAAAGCTTGTATGGCGCCTCTCTATGGCTCGATTTGAAACCCGCCCTTGAGTAGGCAACACCCAATGCCAGACCATCGCATACCATGCGAATAAATTGTTCCTCTTGAGCATCCCTCAAATCAGTACCCAAAGACTTCACCGGGTGCCGTTCCGTATTGCGTCGCAGCCCTCCTGAAATCAGTGCACCAGCCATAGGTTCCACCTCATGCGAAATGTTGGGAGTTGACCATACAACCCCTCCGCGAAACCCTATCACATCACACTTGAGAACAAAACACGAAAACGTCGCCTGTGCGTTATTTTCGAGAAAACGATATCGGGTACCGGGCCCTCGAAAGGCCCCTCAGCGGGCCTTAGAATTGATCCTAGAGGCCATCGAGGGTTTGGGCCTCAAACCCTTTTATCGTTGACACTCAAACCCCGACTATGCGAAAAGCGAGGCTCGGCCCTAACCACAAACCCTGAAACAGGAATAAAAACCCATGCTTACCATCAATACCCAAATCCCGACCGCCGCCCGTGGCCAAGTGCGTTCGTTGGTCAAGGCGCATGCTCTCTGGCCCGCCTTCCTAGTTGAAAAGGGCCTGATCAGCGCCAGCGCACGCAATGCCGATTTGATCGAGTTTGCCTTGAGGCATCCTAGCCTCGCCGCGCAGATCGAAGCCGTTCTAAACCTCTCCCCTGTCGACGCGCCGACCGATACTCCCGAAACCATGATGGAAGATGAAACGATGATCGAACAACCCGCAACCGAAACCGGCTTTGCACTGGACAGCGTATTGGCAGGCGTCGACCAATTTTTGGCGCCGCTCGTTCGAAGCGAACTAAGCAAGGCCCTTGGGCCTGTCATCGCTGCAGCCAACAAGGGCCCTGTGGAAATTGAGCGCATTGTTGAGGTCGAGCGTGTGGTGGAAGTTGCTCCGGGCGAGGCCCCGCGCGTTGTGCTGCCGAAAGCGCGCCGCGACAAAAAGACTACCTTCCGAAGCCTGTTTCCGTCGCGCGCAAAGGGCGCATGGCTGGACGCGCCGATAACGCTTTGGTCGGGCGTCGCGTCGCCTGCGGCCGATCCTTTTTACGTAGTGGACAACCATCAAATGGCGCTCCTGATCACAGCTATGGAACGCGGCACCAACGTATGGCTTGCGGGCCCTGCGGGCACGGGCAAATCGACCATGCCGGAACAGGCCGCTGCGGCCTTGGGGAGGCCCTTCGTAAAAATCGGCATGACGCGGCAGACCGAAGTTGAAAGCCTTGTCGGCGGCATGGGCCTGCGCAACGGCGCCACCGTTTGGGAAGATGGCGCGCTTGTTAAGGCGATGCGGCAGCCGGGCATGATTGTGTTGATCGATGAGCTAACCATCGCGCCTGCAGGCGTGCAGGCGATCATTCAGCTTGTCGCCGACGATCACCGATCGCTCACCTTGCCTACGGGCGAGGTCGTCAAGGCAGCCGACGGCGTTGTGTTCGTCGTCGCCGACAACACCACCGGCGCAGGCGATGAAGGTGGATTGTACGCGGGCACCAACATCTCCAATGCTGCGCTTGTGACACGGTTCAAGCGCATGATCATTGTCGACTACCTGTCACCGCAAAAAGAAGCTGAGGCCCTCGCCAACCATACCGCGTGCCCGTTGCCTGCGGCGAGGCATCTTGCGGACTTCGTGGCGCAGGCGCGTCGCCTTCCTGCGCTGCAGGGCGTCGTCGTTTCACTGCGGCAAATGGTTGGTTTCGTGCAGTGCGTGCAGGACGGTTTTAGCGCCAAGGACGCCTTCACGACTGCGATTTCGTCGCGCATGCCCGCGACCGAAAAGGCCGCGATTGAGGCCCTCGCCATCCTGTCATGGGCCGAAGCCTTCGAAGCCTTGGTTCACAACAAGCCCGTGCCCGCGCAGCCCTCCGATAGCGCGGCCGCGCACGCCTTCGCCGATACGCAATTCTGATTTGAAAGGGGTATGAACCATGAAACGCAAACCCAAACCCTCGAAGCCTGCGGAAAGCATCGCTTCGATACTCAAGGCTAACCCTGATTTCATTGAAAGGCTTATCGATTTGGTGACGGAGGGGTTGACAAAGTAACCCTTCGGGTCCAAAAAAGGGCTCCGCTTCGGCGGAGCCCTTTCGCGTTTCAACAAGGAAAAATGAACAATGTCATACACTTACCCTGAAGCTTTATCCGCCCTCGAAAGCATCGCGAACGACTACATCAAGGCGATGCGCCCTCGCGATAGCGCGCGCGTCGTTCTGGCCTGCGACGCGGCAGCCGTCACCGCGTCAGTGACATGGGATCAGTACGGTATTCACGTGAACATGCCCGTGCGGCCTGCGTCATCGATCATGACGCAGACTGAATTTGAAGATTGGGTGGCGTTCATGCTGCACGAGCTAGGCCATCCGACACATACCGATCAACGCGCATGGATCGACGCGGTGAAATCGGGCGTCGCCCGCATGGTCAACGCCCTTGAAGATGTGCGCATGGAAAAGGCCCTTATTGCTTCGAGCATCGTGCCCAATGCCCGCGCCGTGCTTTCGTCGCTGGTATCGCGCAAGGTAGTCGAGGCCCGCGCCAATGGCTGGAAACCCAATGCGCGCAAGGAATTTGCATGGACGGTTTGCGTGCTTGGGCGCGCAGCCAACGGTTACGCCCTCGACACCTCCGATACCGATTGGATCGCGTCGCAGATCAAGCCGGGTTCAACGGTTGGAACCGTGCTGGCATGGGCGTTGCCCGCGCTGGCGGCCTGCACGTCGACCACCGATTGCGTCACGTTGGCGAAGCGCATCATGCAGGCCCTTTCGGCAGCCGCCACCGGTGAGGCCGGTGAGGCCGGTGAGGCTGGCGAGGCTGGCGAGGCTGGCGAGGCTGGCGAGGCTGGCGAGGCTGGCGAGGCTGGCGAGGCTGGCGAGGCCGGTGAGGCCGGTGAGGCCGGTGAGGCTGGCGAGGCTGACGAGGCCGGTGAGGCCGGTGAGGCCGGTGAGGCTGGCGAGGCTGGCGAGGCTGGCGAGGCTGGCGAAGGCAAAGGCGAGGCCAAGGGCGAGGCTGGCGAGGCCAAGGGCGAGGCTGGCGAGGCCAAGGGCGAGGCTGGCGAGGATGAGGGCGCTGGCGAGGCTGGCGAGGATGAACGCACTGGCGAGGCTCCTGAGGGCAAGGGCGGCACAGGCCACGGCGACGGCACTACTGACGCCGACGAAACGCCCATCACGTCCGACGATGATCTGGCCGACCATGATCTGGCGCCGACCAACACCGACACCATTGCTTCGGACGCCGACCGCTTCGCGGAAAGGGCCGTCATTGGTATCCTGCGCGACCGCGTCATCAACTCGAAACCGCGTTCCGGCGGCGACGCGGTGAAGCGTCTCGGCGTCAACGGCAAGCGCCTGCAGGAGGCCGCATCGCGCGCGTCGCGCCAGCGCGCATTGCTGGCGCGCGCATTGCGCGCCAACGAAACCGACGAACGCGAGGGTGGGCGCAAGGCCGGGCGCCTTGATCGCGGTGCCCTCTCGCGTGCTGCGGCAGGCGCGCCGAACGTCTTTTCGCGCCGCGATATGTGCGAAGGTTTCGACACCGACGTTTGCGTATTGTTGGACGCGTCCGGCAGCATGGGCGGCAGCAATATGATCATGGCGCTGGAAACCGGCCTTGTGGTTTCGCAGGCGGCGGCGAGCGTTGGCGCATCGTGCACCACCGAAATATTCAACTCCCAAGGCTACCTCCGCGCTGGCGCCCTCGCCACCAAGCGCACGCCTGATCCGGCTGAATTTGGCGCCCTCCAGAACGCGGCCAATGGTGGAACGCCCTTGTCCGCCCATATGGCGCGCGTCGCGGTGACGCAGGCAAAGCGCGCGCCGCACAAGCGTCGCGTTTTGTTCGTCGTCACCGACGGCGGCTGTGACTACGGCATGCGCACGGTAAAGCGCATGGCGGAGTATCTGGAAAAATCATGCGGCACCGTGCTGGCGCACGTTTCAATCGGAACGCCCTTGAGCGGGGCCTTTAAGGCCGAAGTTCGCGTTCCACATGGCCAAGGCCTCGCCGAAATCGGACTGGAGCATTTCGTGAAGGTGCTGCAAGCGTTGTAGCGCCAGCGTTGCCCCGCCGCAGGCGGGGCGAAGCTGCAGGCGTTGTAGCGCCTGCCGCACAGGCCCCGACACCAAGGCCCGCCGCAAGGCGGGCCTTTTTCATGCCCGTTGCCGGGCCTGCGGAGGCCCCTGAGGGGTTTATTATGGGCCCCCGCTAGGGTGACACCGGCCAAGGCCCAAAACGCACAGGCGGCCTTCCCAAGGGCCTTGCGGGCCCTGTCCGGTTTCGAGCCTCGCACGCGCAGGC